AAGGTAAAGGTAAAGGTAAAGGTAAAGGTAAAGGTAAAGGTAAAGGTAAAGGTAAAGGTAAAGGTAAAGGTAAAGGTAAAGGTAAAGGTAAAGGTAAAGGTAAAGGTAAAGGTAAAGGTAAAAGAAAAAGAAAAAGAAAAAGGAACAGATAAAATAAACAAAATAACAAAATAAAATATGTTATTTTATAAATATGTTCTCAAAAAACACAAATAAACACAGTAAAATATAAAAAAATAAAATGAACATCTTTCAAGAAGTTTCCAAAACTATAAACTATTTATAATAGTATAACTTTTTGGCGTAATGCAAAATATACAAAATAAAATATGTTATTTTATACCTTTTAACCGATAAATTGCCGATTTATATAACCTGAAATCGCCTACGGCAATTTATCGGTTGTAAAGTAACAGTTACAAAATCACATTCAAAGATACTGACCCTAAAGGGTCGGCATTTGAAATGTGAAATGGTGTATAAATATGTTCTCAAAAAACATAGTATAAAATATTTTTATCAACCAAATTATGATTGACTTTATGATTATTCAAAACAAAAACAACAAAAAGAATACCAAAAAACCCAATAAAAAATTCAGTCAAGTCAATAAACAAATTTTTATCGTATAAATCAATAAGCTGATAAATAACAAAAATAGGAAGAACAAAAATAAAACGGACGGACAAAATACCAAAAACAACATGCCAAAATGAATTCCATCCATCTGAAAAAAGCGGTCTTATTGAATTATACAATGGCAAATGTGCAATATAAGAACTTTCTATATATTTCATATATAATATGGATATTTATACACCTTTTACACCATTGCAAATTTACAAAGTATATGATGAAGGTTGATAACCCTTTGGAATAATCGCAGCATCTCTATCAAAAGCCCGTCTTTTAGGACTCACAATAATATTATTTACTCCCTTATCATTTTTCTCATTGTCAATAAGCAAAGGTGCAGAAGAATAAATATCCAATACACAAGCAACAACAGGGCTACGCTGAATATCAAGAGTATCTAATTCAATAAATTTGATCAATGAAGAAGTATTATAAGATCTCAATTTTTGAATAAAATCAAACAATCCATTTACACCAGGTCTATCACTCTGTTTCAAATCCCCCGTAATAACCAATTTAGAATCTTCACCAATACGAGTAAGCATCATGAGCATTTGATTCGGCGATGAATTCTGCATTTCATCAGCAATAACAAACGACCGTTTAAAAGTCCGCCCCCGCATATATGCAAGCGGCGAGATCTCAATCACACCATTATCCACCATAGATTGTATTTGACCAACCGTATAAAATTCGCCTAAAATATCAAAAATCGGTCTCGTCCAAGGATCCATTTTATTGGCAATCGTACCGGGTAAAAAACCTAATTCTTCTTCATCAACCGATATTAATGGACGAGTAATTACTATTTTATCAACCGAACCGGACTTCAATGCACTCACACCAGCATGACAAGCAAACAATGTTTTACCGGAACCAGCTGGTCCAAACCCCCCTACAATAGAAATATTAGGATTAGTCAAGTAATCAACATATTTGATTTGATTATTAGTTCTCGGTTGATATTTCCATAAATTAGAATTCAAAACAGATGATGGTAATGATGATTCAATATGATTCTTTTTGATTTTCATTGAAAAAGTAGAAATCGCTGTTTTAGTAATACCTTTTGAAGATATCATATAACAAAAATTGCACATCATAAGAAAACCCATCCAATATTTCATGCAATATATACAATATATACAATATAATGAAACATTTATACACTTTTTGAATATTCAATATCCAAAAACAAAAAAATAAAAAATAAAAAAAATAAAAAAAATAAAACAAAATAAAACAAAATAAAAAATCATGAGTAAGAAACAAAGCATATCAAACGCTTATCAGCTGAAAACATCTTATCAGGAAAAACTCTTGACCCATTCATCATTTTAGTACAACTTGTATCAATCGTGTATCCATGGTTTCGCAAATAAGAAAAAACAGCAGGAATATCATTTGAATACATATATATGTCTCCATATTTACCAGCACCAACCCTATTACAATTACTGTTAGGATATCGCAAAAGAACATATGAACATCGTAAACCATTTATATTTTTATTTGTATTTGTATAATTTGTTGCAAAAGGAGAAAGTTTTGGAAAAGAAACCATTTTTACAAGCGATCGCAAAGGTCCTGAAGGCATGTAAGACAAAGTAATAATATTCATATATGTTTGTGAATATGGATCAAGAACCGGTTCTAAAAACAGCGAAAAAGTTGTATTTTCATTTACATTTGGGTAAAACGGACTTTCCATATAATAGTATAATAGTACAAATAAAAAAAAGAAAAAACAATAAAATATAACAAAAAACAATATAAACAAAGACACCTATAGTATAGTGGGAATAAAAGAAAAATAAAAAGGACATATAGCTCAGTTGGTTAGAGCATCGGTCTTATGAGCCGAGGGTCTTGAGTTCAATTCTCAATTTGTCCACACAATCCCGTAGTGGTCTTATAGTGTAGTGGTTAACACTCCAGACTTTGAATCTGGCGACCTGGGTTCAAATCCCAGTAAGACCTCATAACCTTTTCCCTGAAAAAATAATTCATTTATTTTGTGTGACAAATCGGGCCACCTATGAATGCTATTATTTTTTTCATGGAACGAGTTCAGTCATTGAGAAAATATATATAAATGTGCTCTGGTAGCTCAGTTGGTTAGAGCATCCGGCTGTTAACCGGAAGGTCGCAGGTTCGATCCCTGTTCAGTGCGAACAAAAGATAAAAAAATAAAAACAAAAAAAAAAAAAAAAAACAAAAACAAAAACAAAAACAAAAACAAAAACAAAAACAAAAACAAAAACAAAAACAAAAACAAAAACAAAAACAAAAACAAAAACAAAAACAAAAACAAAAAATATTTTATACAAGCATTTATAAAATATTTTGAAACACAAAACACAATATATTTTTATTATTTATTTTTTATTATTTTGTATATAGAGTAAAACCTATTTTGATAAGACTTTTTAATTTTTTGTGCAATATCTAAAGATATAAACTCTTCTTCCAGTGCATCATATTTTTCTTTAAGTACAATCAATTCATTTTTAATTTGAGAAATATGTATCAAGGTAAATTGTTGAAATGATTCTTTTTGATCAATTTTAATAATTGCATTATTAGATTCTGCAACACCAATTATTTGCTTTTGTATATAAGTATCCATGAATTGAATAAATTCCTGTGAAAACCCAACATACAATTTTTTTATGTTTTTTTTATGATTCATATCATCAACCATATTCTTATGCTTCATTTGGGCGCATTTCTTTTCTTTTTTCCTATAGTAAAATCTTGCACTTATATATATTTTTTCCATAATATCATCATCACTACCAGAAAAGTGTCTGGATTTAATCAATCTAATTTCATTTTGAATAGCGGTTTGAATATCCGGAATAGAGATCCATGTTTGCCATGATACTTTGAATACTTTCAAAGGTTCTTGATAATGTTCTTTGGAAAAAGCATGTAATTTATGAGAAAATTCAGCCGAAAAAACATACTTGGTTAATTGAATTTTGATATCAGTATTTTGCAATTCTTTTTTTTGAAGTGTCTTATGTAGTGAAATATTGACCATTTTATAAATTTTATAATATAATTATAGTATATTTGAAAAAAAAAAGTATTTCAATTTTATGTATACCTACCGATTCGTACTCTAACTATTCGTAAAATTGAAATATAAACAAGAAAAAATACAAGTATCAAAGAAATAGTAATAATATAAGAAATTTTGAAAACAAACCGAATACAACAATGAATGATATAGAGTTTATAAATTCAATAAAAACATTTTTAGTACAAAAAATAATGCAACAATTATTGACACCCTTGAAGATTTGTAATGGGACGCCTCTAGCGAAGCAGAGTGTCCCACTAGAGATTGATGGTGAACCGTTATCGATAAATGAATTGAATGGAACGCCCTATAGCGAAGCCAAGGGGGCGTATCCCATTTCAAATCTTCATCGGTGGAAAGAAGAAAAATACATCAATAATAATAACAATAATAATAACAATAATAATAATAACATAGACGCTGATATATGTGCAAAGGAAATGTGGGATCCAATATTTGAAAAAATAAAATACCAAATAAGATTTTATGCGTACATTGCAAGAGAAAAACCCAACGAATATTTATGTATGATACCAACAGTATATAGAAGCGAAACAATGAGCGAATATATCAATAAACATACTGATATAAAAAAACTAGGACCATATGATTATACAGTTTTTCACAAAAATATGAAGGATCCTATATTTGTAAAAAAAGTGAGATCATCTTATGAAAAAAACGAAAAAATGAAAAAAATAAAACAAGAACTAATAATAGAGACATTAACAATGGTGGATAACGAAATAATACCAATAAAAAAAAGGAATACAGAGAGGGAAATATATATAAACATGATACCTTTTTATGAGTATATTTCAAAAAACAGCATAGAAGTAGATGAAGAACCACAATACAAAAACTTTAGAGACAATAGAACAAAATTTTATGAAATGTATACACTTTGGGATATGAAAAAATTGGTAGATATTTGACCATGAAGAAGAAAATAAAAATGTGTTTATAGATTGTATATATGGAAAAACAAGAAATCCCTTTTTCAATGAAAAAAATAAACAAAATTATGAATAATCAAGAACAGCAAGAAATAAAAACAATTCAAGAAATATCTCAACCTCAAACTCAAACTCAACCTCAAACGCAACCTCAAACTCAAACTCAAATTCAAACTCAAATTCAAACTCAACCTCAAACTCAACCTCAAACTCAAATTCAAACTCAAATTCAAACACAACCTCAAACACAACCTCAAACGCAACCTCAAATTCAACCTCAAATTCAAACTCAACCTCAAACTCAACCTCAAATTCAAACACAACCTCAAATTCAAACTAAAACTCAAACGCAACCTCAAACTCAAACTCAAACGCAACCTCAAACTCAACCTCAAATTCAAATTCAAACGCAACCTCAAATTCAACCTCAAACTCAACCTCAAACTCAAACGCAACCTCAAACGCAACCTCAAACTCAAACTCAAACGCAACCTCAAACTCAAACGCAACCTCAAATTCAACCTCAAACTCAAACGCAACCTCAAACTCAAATGCAATTAATAGAACAACCTCAGCAGCTGGAAGAACCCGAAAAACAAGAAGAACCAGAAAAACAAGAAGAACCAGAAAAACAAGAAGAACCAGAAAAACAAGAAGAACCAGAAGAACCAGAAGAACCAGAAAAACAAGAAGAACCAGAAGAACAAGAAGAACCAGAAGAACTAAACAAGTTAAATGCAAGAGAAAAACAAATAAGAAGTCAAGTATTGCAATATTTTTTGAACAAAAAAAGAAACAGTGAAACAAAAAATGAAGAAACAAAAGAAAAATGTATATCAAAAATACAAAATATAGGCAACATAAATGGAGAAGTAGAACAATGCAATATAGAAATAAAAGAAGAAAATGAAGAAAAAACAAGATATATAGAAAAGGTGTCTATAAAAACGACATTAACGGAAACGGAAGAACGAATATCCAATATACTAAAACAAAATCCCCAAATACATCCTTTTTTGATGTATCAACCAATAATAGATGTATCGCCAATATCAATAGGAATAAGAAGCGAATATGTAAATAATATGGAAGATAATAATGAAGAAAATCCCAATAAAGTCCAATCCCAAATCCAATTAGTATCAATCAAATACAAAAACCTAGGCCCAAAACAAAATATAATGGAATATTTGAGAACAAAAAAAGAGGACATCAAACAAAAAAACAAATTCTTGTCAATATTAGTAAAAACACATTTACAATTATTAGACGCAATATTAAAAATGCAAACCATTAACCCCCCAATAATCCATTTGAATATAACAGACCAAACAATTCTTTATGATAGTATAAATGCAACCCCAGTAATAAGTGATTTTAGAATGGCAATAACAACTCAAGATATAGAAGATGAAGAACTATTTCAAACATTAATACCGGAATATGAAGAGTATCCAGCATGGCCTATAGAAATATTTATGATATCAAAGATAATAGATGCACAAAAAACCGAAACACAAATAACAGAAGAAATGATAAAAACGATAATACATGAGTTTGTCTTGCAGCAATATAATAACAACGACGAAACAATCGAATATGAAACTTTATTACAAACATTTTTTGCACAATATTCAAATGAACAAAATGATAATAATAATAATACAAAAGAAATAATAAAATCCTTAATCCAATATGCATTCTCATGGGATGCATATTCAGTATCTATATTATTTCTATCAATATTGACTGAATTACAAATACCAGAGGAACAATTCGACTTTATGAAAAAATATGTAAATGTAATAAAGAAAATGATTTATACAGATCCGGCAAATAGACCAACAATACAAAAAACGATAGAAGAAATAGAAACCATTTTCAAAATGGTAACAAAAGATGAATATAAAAATTTTTTATACAGCATAACAAATAAAGAAACACAATAAATAATGCCAATAATAACAGGAGAAGAAATGATGGATAGCTAAATATTTTCCACCTTTTACACCTTTGCACCTTTACACCCTTGAAAATTTAAAATGGGACGCCTCTAGCGAAGCAGAGCGTCCCACTAGAGATTCAAGGGCAACAGTTACCGATAAATGAATTGAATGGAACGCCCTATAGCGAAGTAAAGGGGGCGTGTCCCATTTCAAATCTTCATCGGTGTAAAATGCCGATTATATATGATTATTCTGTCAAAGACATAATAATCAAGATATAAAAGGTAATTTATCGGTTGCAAAGTAACAGTTACCTAATTACATTAAAAGATGCCGACCCGAAGAGCCCGAAGGGCGGAGAGGGGTCGGCATTTGAAATGTAAAAAGGTGTAAAACATATTTATAAAATATACAAATCATAAATATATTTTGTCTCATTTTTCTTTTTGGTCGGTGTAATGTTTATATCTATTGATAAAAATAAACAACCAAATAACTAACCTATAATACAAACAATCTATAATGGGGTCTCCAAAAGAAGAGAATTATTATTTTTTTTGCGAGTATATTTCATTTTTTTCATAAATTTTCTAATAGATTTTCGTTTATTTCTCCGGGAATCATCAAGATCAATATCAATATCTTCTGTACCCTCAGTCATCGAAGCATCTGCATCCATAATTCTTACTTTTTTGGTAATTCTATTTTTAGCATCAGATGCACGCAAAATGGATTTAATAGCAGCATTATTTTCATGAAAGAAAAAATATAAAGAGGCAATATCATGGAAAATAAAAATAGAAGGAATGCATATTATCTCATCAAAAATAGGAACACTTTTCAAAAAAGAAGAAGCAATATCATGAATATCTTCTAATTCAGAAAAAGACGCAATATTTTCGGGTTCTAAATCAATTTGGAATGACAAAATATCATCTAATCTATATTTTTTATTATTATGATGGCGTTTTTCTTGGATAATTTTCAATAGTCTTTCTTTATCAATATATACTTTATCCTCCTTATCTTTATAATCAAAAAATTCAATCTCTTTTACAACATGTTCAATTTCAAAAAGATAATTAATATAAATAAAGTACATTTTAATATCATCAATCGGTTCACGAATATAATTTTTTTCAATATTCGCAATTTTTTGTTCAGTTTGAATCCATGAACAATCTAAACTATCTGACATATAAATCTTTTTTATAAAATACAAATAATAATTTTACAAGAATAAAACGATAAAAAATTAAAAAATTAAAAAATCAAAAAATCAAAAAATCAAAAAATCAAAAAATCAAAAAATCAAAAAATCAAAAAATCAAAAAATCAAAAAATCAATATAATAAATATTTTCCTTTACAAACAAACCACCATTTTGGCATTACACATTCACAAAGTTCATAATTTTTTACATTTTATTCCTCCACCATCTTCCTGTGTATATTGCAAATTATATGCGATATTATTATTTTCATAATCAAAATCTCGTTCCATATTTGTTGCTATATAATTTACATAAAAAATTTTCAACCAGTGTAAATAACTAGTTACTTTTCATATAAAATGCATCGCCCCACCGACAATCTCTGAACCAAGATGTCTCTACACGAGAGAATCCGTATTGTTTCAAAAAGTCATCAATTTCGCCAACAATAGAACAGTTTTTATAAACATAATCAGAATTCACTTCTGTATAAATGTAGTGAACATCTTTCAGGTAATCACCCATACCTTTCAAAGCTTTTAATTCAACACCTTGAATATCAAGATTCACAAAATTGTATGGAATATCATATTTGCACATAATGTCTTTCAATATTTTCGTTTCTGTTTCAAAAGAATCCACAAAATGGACATGAGAATGGAAAAAAGAATGCAGACCAAATTCTAAAATAGATGAGGACTCTCCATTATTTGCACGATTAAAAGTAACAGTTTCAACACAATCACTAATAACTGCTTGTTCAATAAGTACATCAGGATATGTTTTCTTACAAAAATCAACTTTATCTTCCAAAGCTTCTACCCATAACATTTTATTTCGCGGTAAATACTTATCATATTGCAAAAGTTCTTCGCATTCATGAGCACCAACATGTAAAATACCAGTAAACTGAATATTATATTTTTGAACTAACGAATCAAGAGGAATAAGCATATATACATATTAAAATCAAATATTTATATAATAATTCAATAATTCAATAATTCAATAATTCAATAATTCAATAATTCAATAATTCAATGAATTTGTTTTCGCAAACAGGAATAGACAAATTCTCAACAATATAATCACGAGGTTGATAAGAATCTATTTTTGACAAAAACAATTGGTAGGTAGATTCAAAACAATCAAAAGTATGGAAGAATTCCCCACATCGACTATCCCAATAAGGAACAGTAGTAGCAGCAAAATCAGGGTAACTATATCCATATTCTTGGTTTAAAGTTGTAACACTCCATACTAATAATGGAACATTGCAAGACAAAGCTTCTTCCAAAGCAAAACCCTGACTTTCATGGGCATCTAACCAAATACCATATTTACATGTTTGCAAATAGTCAATATATTCTTTCTCATTATAACCACTTTTATAACTAAAAATGGTAAAGGAAACGCCAACACGATTCAAATAATCCACAATCAGTTTCAATTCTTCAGGTTGTCTATTTTTGAAATAGATAAAAACATTTTTTTTATTAACTAGAGGATCATTAATGGCCGGATAAAATGCATCCGTATCCACACCAAATGGCAAAGCTTTCATCGTCAAATCTTTGCAAACAGGATATAATTTCCAAAAATCAATGACCCATTGACTGGGTTGAATATAAATACTATTAGACCCCCTTATAATATACAAGGAATCATTTGGCAATACGGACAAATGGGGTCCAAAAATAAATTTCACACGAGGATATTTGGAGACATCCACCATGGAACCCGGACAAAACACAGCATCAAAAATGGATAAATCATCTTTCCATTCGTGAATATTTTGCACACGAGTCCATTTGATATTAGTATATTTTGCCATAGCATTTTCATTTTTATGATGCAATCCCTTTACAACTAAAACATTGTACATAATATATTGTATATTATAGTATATTTCTATATACACTTTATATAATTTAAGAGCGTATTATGATTTCATCAAATAATATTTTTCTTTTTCCTTTTTTCCTTTCACCAAAAAAACAAAAATAATATATAATAAATGAAATAAACAAATTAAAAAATATATACGCATTAAATCATAATCAATCAGTCATAATGCCATATCCAGAATCAACATCATGTGGCGAAATAGGTTGTATTTTACACATTATTTTAAATAATGTTTTACCGTTTAAAACAGATGGCACTTTTATAGAAATCGGTGCAAATGATGGAAAAACAGGATCTTTTACATATAATTTGGCAGAAATTGGATGGAATGGACTAAATTTTGAACCAATACCAAGATTATATGAACAATGCTGTTTGAATCATAAAAATCACAAGAATGTAAAAAATTTCCAAATAGGAATCGGCGACACATCAACAGAAGCCACTATTATAGATGCAAATACATTATCAACAATAGATGTTGATACAATAAAAGCATATTCAAATACACCCCAATTTTCTTCTCATTTCAACAAGAATAATACTTTTCATACAATAAAGATTGAAACATTAGATACCATGTTAGAAAAAACAAATACAACGGATATAGATATATTAGTATTAGATGTAGAAGGCTATGAAGAAAAAGTATTAAATGGTTTTACGATTGAAAAATATAAGCCCAAGATATGTATTATAGAGATATGTGATCAACATCCTGATTTCATAAATAATGAAACTATAATGCAAAAATGCAAAAATTTAAGAAAATATTTCAAGGAACATAATTATTTTTTATTAGTAAATGATGTGGTTGACAATGTATATGTGAATAGTGATATATATAATAATCTAACGCAAGAATTTATAAGAAGTATAAAAAGTACAGTAAAATTTCCGCAATTTACATGATAAATATACTAAAAACACACAAAAATCACAAAAATCACAAAAATCACAAAAATCACAAAAATCACAAAAATCACAAAAATCACAAAAATCGCAAAAATCACAAAAATCACAAAAAATATAATATTATGAAAAAAAATAATATTATATTTGAATAGTGGACTCAAAAAAACCAATATTGCTCCCCTGCATAAAAAATTCATTTTCACTCCAATAATGTTTGAAATGCGGATTTTTCTCAAAAAAATTACACATATAATAATCAAATGGAACGCCATAATTATTTTCAACATTCATATACTTCAAAAATAGCACAATACTTTCATATTTCCATATAAAGCTATCGGTACATCTCGTAAAAAATTTTCTAGATAATCTAAACTCATCATTTGGAACAGTAATATCCTCAATATATTGATCATTATTGTAAAATATTCTATCATCATAACCAGTATTCGTTTTAAAATTAGGTGATGCCCATACTCTATTGTCGTATATACCAATATGAATCAAATTCCATTCTTTTTGATAAATAGAATGAATAAAATCATTCATTCTAGTAATATCTCTCCCGAAAATAATATCACTTTCAAAAATAAAAAACAAACCATCTTTATAGTTCCGCTCAATATTTTCAAGGACAGCTTTATAATTCAAAAATAAAGATACTTCAGCGGGTTTCATTGGCAATGGTCGCAATTTATGTATAATAGGCGCAGTTACATTTTTCTTCATATCCATTTCTGTAAGAATATGTTTATAGGTAGGACTTATAAAACTAACACAATCGCTAGTAAACCCAAGTTTATTATAAAACATATCGCACAAATGTGTATATCTACTAGGTTCAAACTCGGGATTAGAAACAATATATATTTGTGATATATTTTGCCAAGGTTTTGCAAAAATCAAATTACGAATATCGCGAGCAATATCGCGAATGGTTCTATTATTGGCAGAGTATACAGGCTCCTGTACCATTTTCAAATATTCTTCGGGATGCTGGCACAAATAGTTTATTTGTTCAAAAACCCGCATAACTTCACCATCTATATCCATATCTATATCTAATTTTTCAACATGTATAAAACGATCTTTATTAAAATAATCACATACCCTGTTTGACCCCCAATAAATAGGTATAATACCAGCACTAAATCCGTGCATAATTTTTTCCGTAATATAAGTATCTTCTCTAGAATTTTCCATAGTAATAATGAATTTATATTGAGAAACAAATTGCGAAAAACCTTCTGTATGATATTGGTCTTTTAAAATACCAACATTTGTTTTATAAGATCCAGCATAATCAATGGGAATAAGTTTCTCTAATTTTTCCATAAACACATTTCGCTCTTTCCCATTAGAATTAGAAAGAATAGCACATATATTTTTAGAAGGCATTTGAGAAACAGCAGGAAAAGACACAATTTGATTACAATATGCATAAGTGATAAACAGTGGCAAATTAACAATATTTCCATAATTTCGCTCACCCCATAAAACACATGTATAGTCTTTATAATGTGGACATAATCGCGATTCACCCGAGAATAAAAACGAATATTTCCATTCTTTATGTTTCAATATAGAATTTCCAAATATAGATTCTACTAGCACATCGCAATCAGCAGCAGCAAAATCATAAGAAATAGTAATAGGACATCCAAAAACATCTTCAAAAAGATCTAAAAAAAACCGAACATGCATTGGATTAGACCCATCTATAAATCCATCCCAGAAACCATTAAAAAATAGCTTGATACTCATATGTTATGTTATATTATATTTTTATACTTATAAATAGTTATATAAATAGTTATATAAATACTTATCTTTTATAAAATATATAAAATGTTTGAAAAATTATATGAATTAAAAAAAAAAGGGTATTATCCAGATACGATATTGGATATAGGTGCTCATCATGGATTATGGACAAATACTATGAAACAAATTTATGACAATTCCAAATATTATTTATTTGAAGCAATAGACTATAATGAATTGAATAATATGAAGAATAATAAAAATGTAACAGTATATAATGTAATACTAAATGATAAAATAGATACAGTAGATTGGTATGAAATGAGAAATACAGGTGATTCAATGTTTGTAGAAAAATCCAAACATTTTATAGATTGCCCCATTATAAAAAGAGAGTCCATAGATTTGAATACGCATATTATACAAAACAATATTTTGCATGATGCAGAAAACATCTTCATAAAAATAGACTGTCAGGGGGCTGAAATACCTATACTAAAAGGCGCAACCAATATTTTGAACAAAACAGATTTTATAGTATTAGAAATGCCGCTATTTGGTGTATATAATGAAGGCGTTCCTAATTTTTTACAGCACATTCAATTTATGGATAGTATAAATTTTGCTCCGTATGATATATTGGAAAATCACTATATAAACAAATTTAATATGCAGGTTGACATGTTATTTATAAACAAGAATCATAGATTCAACAAACTAGTAAACGAACTTTTATTATAATTCGCATATAGAGTGAGGTCTACTTTGTGTATGGCGCACAAGAATCTATAATAAATTTTTTGGATACGAACTGCGAGTGATGCTCTAAGAAATCAAAAAAAACAAAAACAAAAAAAACAAAAAAAACAAAAACAAAAAAAACAAAAAAAACAAAAAAAATAAAAACAAAATGTAATACTCACAAAAAACATATAAATAGTATATGACTACTACAATACAATAAAACCCATATGAATACTTCTCAAAAAGTAGTCGCTTTTTTATCAAACAAACTGACCTTAAGAGGAACAGAAATAGCCATTTATGATTATGCAGATTATAACGAAAAAATATTAGGAAACAAAAGCATTGTTATCACAAGAGATTATGAAAAAATAAAACACGAATATGATGTAGATATTCAGGCATATAGCAAATTCAAAAACCGATTTGAAGTACATTATTATGAAACTCAACCAGATATAAACAAGATCATCATCAATAACAATGCTAGTCATATATTTATAGAAAAGGCGGGAGGGTATGACGGATTATTATCAGATAATTGCATAAACATAATACATTGCGTATTTAGTACGGATCAACCGCACGGTAATATCTATACTGCAATAGGACAAACAATAAATAATATATATAATACAAATTATCCAGTAATGCCGTATATGGTAACACTTCCATATACAACCGAAAATAGTAGAAAGGAATTAAATATACCGGAAAATGCAATCGTTTTTGGCAGATATGGCGGAAAAGAATCCTTTGATATTCCGTTTGTTTATGAATCAATCAAAAAAATATTGGAAGAAAGACAAGACATTTATTTTTTATTCATGAATACAAATGTTTTTTATGAACACCCAAACATTATTTATCTTCCAGGCAATTCATGTATGATGTACAAACGCAAATTTATTAATAGTTGTGATGCATTATTGCATGCAAGAGGAAGAGGCGAAACTTTTGGATTAACATGTGGCGAATTTGCAATATGCGAGAAACCGGTAATTACTTATGGTAATTCGTCTGAAAAAGAACATTTGTTGATATTAAAAGAAAAGGCGATTGTCTATAATAGCGAAAATGAATTGAATGAAATATTATCCAATTTTACAAAAGACAAATATGATTATAAAGAAAATGGATATATGTTTTATACGCCAGAAAATGTCATGAATATTTTCAATAATATCTGTTTACACCGATGAAGATTTGAAATGGGACACGCCCCTTTCAGGGGCGTTCCATTCAATTCATTTATCGGTAACTGTTGCCAGTATAAATCTTACACCTTTGCACCTTTAAAATGCCGATTATATATGATTATTCTGCCAAAGGCAGAATAATCAAGATATAAAAGGTAATTTATCGGTTGCAAAGTAAC